TAAGATCCGGAAAAGTAATGACTTTCTAAAAGTTCGTCTCCAAGGGTTTTGTATGCTCTGACTATAAATTCCGACTTTTGACTCTTAGCAACATGATTTACATTAATATACCACGGATCCCCATCAAAAACATTGATTCCGCTACCCGTGATTGCCAATTTAGAAGTTTCGCTACCACTAAAGGCCAATATCATTTTGTTTTCTGTACCGCCCCTAATTGAACCAGAAGTTGCTGTTAAATTTACGGCGATGGAAGTTTCTGGATCGCCAGTGTTTGGTATTACGGATCCGGACACCTCTATTCTAAAAAGAGATTGTGTTGTTTGGGCAGAGTCTGATTTTAATTGATAATGACCTTCCCATGACCAACTAGCAGAAGTAAAAGAAGTGAGTATCGGTCCAGAAGCCGGCGTTGCAACCTTTATGGTGGAACTTTCGCCACCCATATGATCAATAAGAACAACCTCTGGCGTAGGAGCTCCAAAAGGAAGTCCAGGCTCGTGTCTATAACCTATCAAATGTGAAGACGATAAAAATGGAGTGCCTTTTGAAAAGTCAATGGTGTTATAATAAGAATTAGCTAATTTTTTATTAGAAGCCAATTTTTTTGATTTTGGACCACCATATTCCCTTATTCTAAAAGAACTATCTGGATTTATACCTAATGAAAGCATCAGACTTCTTACAGACTGTACTGTACCCTTCATTCTATTAATGGTGGGCATTTCTTTTAGGAGCCTTCTCCAAAGAAGCTCTTGCACTTTCTTTAAAGACAAAGCTGAATATGGGTTACCATTAGATATTTTTTTACCTTCAGAAAACTGATCGATGGAGACAGAATCAAAAGAATTTGGAAGTTCTATCCCATATTTTCTGGCTAGTTTTTGCAAAAATTGAGCAGGAATAGAATCGATTTCAGAATGACTTATATCATGCAGTTTTGCAAAAGAATCAATGTATACTTTTATTTCATCGAAAAATGAAGCCCAGATAAAAAGAAAAGAAGAAATAACCTGCGCAGTCGGTATTTTTCCATTTCCTGGAAAAGCTCCATCGTCATGATGACCGTAATTTTCGTCTAATGCGCCAAACTCTTTTTCAAAACCTTCTTCTGCCTGCGCCTCTAAAAAATAATGCCTAGGCACAAGTTTTGTGATTAGATTAGGGTTATTATTGTCATATCGAGATCCAGACGTTAGAAGATCTTCATTTAGATTAATCAGATCCGTATAATCAGGAAATAAAGTCGGTGAATTTTGAGGCCTTTCATAAAAAACAGGCAGATGGACTTGTTCTTTCGAACCTCTCATCGCATCAGAATAGTTCTGAATCTGTCCATGTAAACCATTTCCAGAGTGATCTAAGGCGATTGCCTTACTGGAATAAGAACCGGTTGGTTCGTTAAATCTGTAATAAAATGAAAGATCTTCGTTCTGAAATACATTGTCTTTATAGAACTCGTTAATTGCACTTTGACTTCGTGCTATTTTCCAAAATCTGAATTCGTCTATATTTGCATCTAAAGTTTCGGCCGGGGTAAACGTGAATTGATCAAAGTCCTGAGATGATCCTGACCCAATATGAAAGTTCTTGTCTAGAAAGTCTAGAGAGGTTATGTCAGAAGCGCTTGAAGAAGAAACCAGGGAAGAATTTTTATACATTTTGATTGAATTAAAGTCTTCTTTATCATAAACAAAAGAACAATGAACGTAGCTTCCTTTCTCTATATTCATAGAAGCACTTAGATATGTACTTCCGGAAGATATACCAAAAATCACCGGTACGGTAGAAGCACCACTGGCTGATTCGCTTAGAAATATTGATATTCCGTGGTTATTTGCGGAGTTAAGTTTTTGAAATATGGTTTGATTATCGTAGGCTGTCGAAGAAGATGCATACAGCCAAAATTCTGCAGTAAACTCTCCTACTGCAAAAGTATTTCCAACGGATCTTTCACCAAGTATATTTCTTGAAATTTCTGGAAATAAATAACCTGATTTATCTTGAGTTAAAATATATTGAGAACTAGACTTTGAAAATTTTAAGTCACCAATAAATTTTGGCCATTTGTCAAACACATATTTTTCAAAACCGCTTAAAGAGTCTTTAAACTCTACTAATTCCATTTTGGATCCGTCAAAAGGAAATTGATTAACGATTCTTTCAAATGCTACGTTGACCTTACTTTCAGCGCTATTGAAAAATGTATGTGCTGTAAAGTCACTCCAGTCTAATGGTACTTGTTGAGTCGACTTTAAGCCAGTGCCATAAGGATCATCTCTCCATATTTGTTCATTTGGAGGACTAGACTCTGTTAACTGGTTATTTGTTATCTGTTTGAACGTGTAACCAGGATGTGATAATTCTCTTACGACGCTCGGTGAAAATAAGTCGCTCATTACGCAATCCTAAATATGCCATTATCCATATACTTTTTCTTAATACCGTTTTCTACAGTCATGAAGTCTATTGTATAGCTTCTACCAATCGGTAAATGTGCCAACGAAGGTTTAAAATACATGCCAAGTTTATCATTAGAGACGCGGGTAGAATTTCCTGCCTCTGTGAAAGGAGTCAAAATTTCTCCATTATACGGATCCCTGATCTGGTAATAAATCTCAGACAAGACCACCGTTGGTAATTTAATAGGTATCCTAACGGACCTTCGCTCCAACGCAATATCTGTTATGAACACCTCTATCCTAGGAAGATCAGTAACCTTATATGTTTGCTGTAGATTCGTTAAACTCATTCTATATTTTGCTTGATTCGTTCCAATGGTTCTTGTCTGGCTATTAATAGTCAAGCTTCCTGTGTAAAAACTTATCGTTTCATCCAAACTTAACCACTCTTGCCCAAAGGTTATCGATCCAGAAGCAACCACGAAGTCCTCCAATGTTTCAGCCGATGTGACACTAGCGGACAAGAATCTGTCAACGGCAAAACTCGCTGAGTATATGCCGGACAGCGGCATGCCGGCGGAAACCGCCTGCGATCCAGTGAAATATTTTTCGTAACTACCCGTATGTATTTTTAAAAGAATACTGTTTGCACCAGAAACTTGCGAATTGGATGATCCACTAATGATATTCGATCTTACACCTCTAGAAAAGTTTTCTAAAAACACAGATCCAGAAACATTAAATTCCAACTGATCATTTTGTGCGCGAAGACTGTCGTCATATTTTATTACTAATTTTGGCCTAATATATGGATTTCTGGTGTGTCTAGACGAAAATCTTTTTACGAACCTAGTTTGATTATCGTGTTCTTCTGATCCAGAATAAGCTAGTAAAAACCCGTGAGAAGGTATAATGCCAGTCATTGATGCGGATACGATATTTGTTACATCCATACTTAGATTCTGGTTTGTAGAGCTAAAATACTGGGATTTAACCAGGTACGTATCTGTGCCGCCTATTTCTGCCGTTTCAATCAAGTCAATATCAGAAGCTCCCATAGCTCCTGAAGCAAAGGCGCCGGCGGAATTCCACACTACGTTACCGCTAGAATATGAAGCCGTTAGCCAGTTAGCCCTATCGAGATAAGAAAGGCCAGAGACGTCTTTTCCTTTGCCTTCGTCAAAGCTTTGGGAAAGTGGGAATAACGCTAGGTTGTAGTCCATGGGGGCGACTTGATTTCCTTGAACGTCATGTAGCATAAACGTAGCAGAAAACGAGTCGTCAGAAAAATCAACTTTATCTTTTAGGGAAGCTGATATATCAGACAATTCAAAATAAATGAGGCCTCTAGATAGTTCTATGGGATTTGTTTGGCCAGTGAATAAAGTTTCACCGTATAATTTAAATAAGTCTATAGTGGTAGCACCGCCTAGATTGGCATCTGTTGCTCTTGCACTAGTAGATATAATCTTATTGGTGATGTATGTATCTTTACTTGCTGTAAACACTAAATACATTTGTTAACTCCTATCTAACAGTGACCATAATGTCGTCGTTTGGATACCTTAGTTCAAAGATTCCACCAGAAGGAGGAAAAAATAGTCCATTATCTTTTATAGCATCAAAATCTATTTGACTTTCAGAATAGGTTCGTTTTGCTATTGTGCCAAACAGACTTGTAAGTTTTAATTCAATCAAAGATAAAACGCCAGGAACATTTATGATCGCAAAAACTATGTCTGATTCTACTATAGGTTTATCTATCTGAGACCTTTCTATTCGAAACAGTTTTTTGATCTCAGTTATAACTTTTTTGGTTACCTGTGTTTTATTAACACCGGGGGCAGCTACTATAGAAATATTAACTCTAAAGTTGAATACCCTGGCATCTAAAATATCTATAGCATCACTAATCATTCTGTATTCGTTTAAATACTTTGATATGTTCTTTTTCAACACATCTGGCGATTGTGCTAGTCTACCGGCTGAATCCCTAGAAATAACATAAAGTATACTAGCCAATGGATTTTGAGGGTTTGCAACAATTCCTGCTCTGAATATTCTTCCGTACTCGTTTGGTAGCAAGTAAAGCCTTGCCAATAAATCATCCCTTGTTACAACCCTAGATTGTAAATTCCTTGCAGTTGGTATCAAACCACGTATTTCTTCAGTAGTTAAACGGTTTGCTCCTCCAGCGGCCGGCTGTTCGTTTAAAACTTCAACAGAACCCCTAACGTCGATAGCGGTCACTCCATTTAGGCTATCCTTAAATTGAATTTCAAGAGTATCAATTTGATTTATAGATTTTGGTGAAACATTGTGAGAAGCTCCCCCGCCATATCGATAAGTGATGGTCAAAGTTGTATTTTGTGGTGATATACCCAAAGTCTTGGTATCTAATAAGGCAGCAGGATCTAAACTAAATCTAGGCATTGTTCTTTTGCCATAAAGGGGCAAAGAAAGATCACTAGGATCTGGTACTCCATCATCGGCAGTATTACTCGCTCTGCCGGAGCCAAATTGAAGACCGGTTCTTCTAGTCCGTATGTCAGTTGTTGTTATAAATCTATAAGGAGCAGGTATAACGGAAAGGTTGGATTCTACACCATCGTCAGTTCTGTTATTATTTAAGAAAGATTTAAAAACGGTGTCTTGCGAAAGGCTTTCCACTTCATAATACTCATTATCAGACGAATCTATGACTCTTAAAATTGTACTTACGTCCGGATTCTGTAATTTGACTGTTCTAAAAGGAACAAATGAATTTGGAATGGTTATAGTCTCTGTCGCAAGCACTCCGGAGACGCACGTTCCTGGTAGGATTAGAATAAAATTGTCAGAATTGTTTCTTCTTTTAACCCTAACCTTTCTAGCAACTAGGTTGCCGACGGAATCAGTTATGCTATAGTCTAGATCTTCCACCAAATAGAATTTGACTCCGATAGTTGAATTCAAGACAGTGCCAGCCTTGATTATAGGTAAGGCATTGCTTTGCGGCACTAGGCTCCCATTCTCTTCAACGGCAGGCACTCTTACATAGAAATCAACCTCGGCAACAGCAGGAGCGGCACCTCCTATTTTTATGCCAGCGTTTTGCGCCATGCGTTCTATGTTAGATGTTTCAACCGCAGATAACGGATCAAGTTCCCTAAACTGGTGGTCGGTGTAGTAAGACATGGTGTCTCCAACATACGCTGCCAGATCCACTAGAAGACCGCCAAGAGATGCTTCGGTAAAGTCTTGCATGTTATCGGGATAGTAGGTTCTTGCAAACTTTTGCAAGTCTAATCTCATAGCGTCAAAGTCTTTGGCAATAAAAGAACGAGCTATTTCTTTTTTTGTATTTTTTTTGTCATTCGCCATACTATTTATCCAGCTGAGTATAATGTGACTCGTAGTCCATGTTGTTTATTAGATATTCTAGGAATAGTATAAGTTAGAAACAAAACTATTTTGGCCACTTCTTTGTTGTCAAAATGATCTGTTTCTGTTGCAAATCCTACTAGATTGACAAAAGGCAAATATTTAGAAACTGAGTCCTTTATTCTAATCATGGCCTTTTGATCTCCCGATTCATCCCCTAGTTCCATAACCAATTCTAAAAGGTTTGCACCAAAATCCGGCCGGCCTAGGCGTTCGCCTTTATTTGTAAGAACTAGGTTTCTTAGATTGTCTCTGATCTGATCCTGCAAACTGTAGTGCATTTTGTATATGTTTGTACCATTTCCCATTTGCAGCGGTGTCATGATACCAACGGGTGTTGGTAACGCGTTATACTGCGCTTCGGCCAAATTTTCGGTAAGATCGCCGACGCTTTTAAAACTATAAGTCTTTCTGTCCTGTCTAGTAGCCATACTATTCCTCTTTGTATAATTATATCAGAACAAAAATTTAGTTAAAAGATACTACATTAAAGGTTGCGCAACCACCGGTCCGACGCCTCCAGCTACGGTTATGCCTACTCCATTAAACAAGGAAGCCATAAAACTAGTGTGAATAATTGTTGCCATTAGGTCAACTATATCAGGCTCCTCTGACCCGGCCATTCCGGCAGCAGTGCAAGGTGCCAAAATTGGGGGGACAGTGGGGGCGGTAGCCCCAGTAGCAGTATTTCCAACAGTGCTAGAAAATGCCGTGAAAGAAGCAGGTATATAAGCCATGATACCGGCAGTGATTAGGCTCATTGCTGGATCCATCGAATTAAAAGATCCTTCGATTGCAGACTTAAGGGCTGCCTTTCCAGTTTCTGCAGTCTGCACTTTTACCTTTTGCCCCATATTGGCAGGATCGG